GTGGCTGGGTTGGACATGGACTATAAGGGAGTTCCTTTCGGTCCTATGCCGGAGCTATGCGCTATCGCCGATGAGGTGACGAAAGTGCATGCCATCTGCGTGAAATGCGGACGTTTGGCTTACGTATCCCATCGTATCGTGGGAAATGATAAACGGGTCTTCTTAGGGGAACAATCCGAATACGAGCCTTTATGCCGGGAATGCTATGCGAAGGCTGAAGGTTTGAAGAATTGATTATTTATCCCTACATTTGTGAAATTAATAGTTTTGCGTTATATAAAGTATGAAAGAAAACGAGATGGTGTTCGGCATTCGTGCCGTGATTGAGGCTATACAGGCTGATAAGGAGGTAGATAAGATTGGTTGGTAGGTGATTGTGCTTATTTTTTTAACGATGGTTTAATTGTTGCTTATTGGGCTAAATTATGCGTTTTTGTCGCAATGTTTGACAATTGTTTGACAAAAAAATCAGTATGGCAACAACGATTAATGCGGTAGTTAGACCCAATCAGAAGAAGAGTGACGGCACTTTTAATGTTAAGCTTAGGATTATCCATCAGCGGAAAAGTGCGTATTTAACGACATCTCATTATGTAAAGAAGAATGAATTAGACAAGGAGTTCCGGATCAAGCAAAATAGCCCAGCTTACATCCCAGTAGCGAAAGACTTAGAGAAGATCCGGAATATCATAGGAGAGATCTCTTTTGATTTGGATCAATATTCTATTAATGAATTAGTAGAAATCATCAATAAGAAAATAAACGCTTCTTGTAATAAGCCTATATTAATCAAGGATTTTTCTGATGATATGGAAAAATCTATTGTGGTATATGGGACTAAAAAATACCATCATTACACTATTGCCAAAGCTTTGAGGTTTTTTGGTGAGGAATCTACCTTTAAAGGTATCACACCCTCCAAAATCTTGGAGTACGAAAGATATTTGAGAAGTATAGGAAATAAAGAAAGCACTATCAATTATATAATGAAAAGACTCTCGTATATTTTTAAATGTGCGAGAGAGAAATATAACGATGAGGATAATGGTATCTTTCTAATTCCGAACCCATTCTCTAAATACCATTTTCCTAAAATACTCGCTCCAAAGAAAAGATCTTGGGATGCTGCTGAATTTAAGAAATACATTGATAGAGATATTTCGATTCTCTCAACAAGAAGAGTGATTGCATATGATATCGTTATTATTTCATTTTTACTATGCGGTGCTAATTGCGCTGATATTTATGAAATGCCGTACCCTGTAAATGGTTATATCCATTACTTCAGAAAGAAAACACGTAATAGAAGAGACGATGGTGCCGAAATGATCATAAAAGTACAGCCGGAACTATTGAACTATATTTCAAAGTATGAGGACCCATACAAGAAGAGAGCTTTTAACTTTTACTTGTCTTACAATGACTGTGACCGTTTTTCTGATTGGATTTGTGGTATGATTAAACATATTCGTAGAATTCTGTCTATCCCGGATTTGACTACATATGTGGCCCGCCATACATGGGCAACAATCGCATATAACGATTTGCGTATTAGTAAAGATGATATCGCTTTTTGTTTGATACATGCGTCAAATCATAAGATAACAGAGTTTTATATTAAACCTGATTACATGAAAGTCGATGAAATCAATAGAAAAGTGATCGATTGGGTTTATTATGGTAAAAAATGATGTTTCTTAAGACTGGAATTTTAATAAATAAGCGATATTGACAAAATCATTTAGTTTAATAAGTAGTAGTATAAACATGTATCACCCTGCTTGCGAAGGTAGGGCGTTTTTATTAATAAAGTATATATGCAATAATGATATTTTTGCCGAATTTTGTATATTTGCAACTGCTATTTGCTAGATGTTTTATTTTTAAGTATATGAAATAATATAAACATAATGTTTTATGGAAAAAATTTATGTGTTAGATACAAATGCTTGTCGTAATTTGGTTCACAATCATACATCTAAAGAAATGTATAAACGTAAATTACATGGATGTATTTGCTTTTCGGTCATTACTGCTATTGAGTTATTGCGTCATTTGAAATTAGAAGATAATGCGTATAGCGACTGTAAGAAGGCATTATGTCTATTGGTTGATAATACAACGAATGATGAAAATGGCAGTATAAATTTTAAAGTATCTCTTCCGGATATGTTTTATTTGTTGTCATGCTATTTTTCCCATCCTAAAGATGAAGATAAAATAGGACAGTATGTTGTTTCTATTAGTTACAATATGACGAAAGGAGATTTAGACAGTGACAAATCTTTGGCAATTTCAGAGATTGATAAACATTATTATTTTTTAATTAAAACTATGATTGATAATTTTCAAAACTATTTAGACATCATGTTTCAAAAGGAAAATACATCTTGGGATTCTATATTCAAAGATGATAAAAAAAGAAAAGACTTCTATGAAAATCTTAATTCTGGCCGCTTTCATGAGTATATAGCAGAAGCCTTAATTCGGTCTGTTGTCGAAGAGTCAGAAAAAGAAAATATTGCGAATATTGAAATCTTTAATAAATTTCAATTGGACTTTTCTGCCTCCATAGACTTTTTTGTGCAAAAAATATTGAGATTACTTATTGCAAGTTCTGAGGCTGCTAATAAATTATCAGAATCAGATAGAAAAAATAAAAAGCCTAAGTGGAATAGTTTTTTTGATATGCAATTAATGGCTGGAGTAGAATATTTAAATTCTAAAGGAGATAATGCTATCTTGGTAACAAATGAGCAAGACATAATAAAGACTTTTAAAAAAGTAGGTAAGAGTAAATTAGCTATTACATTAGAAGAATATATCATTGAATAAAATCTTATAAATAGATTTATGAGTGTATAGATAGTCGAATCTAGACACTTTTTATCAACAATACTTATAATAAAGATGAAAAAAATATGTTAACAAATATATAAAACAACTTTATAAGCCAAACCATCGTTTTAAATCTTGGGAGCATTGCTTTATGGCTTTTTCTGATTTTAATAATGATATTGATTATCTAACATTGCAGTTGGCTTTTTATTTAGCTAGTTGGGGGATGTATAGAGGTTCTTCTGAATTACTTCAGAAAGATTATTTGATACATGAACCTGTTGTTGAGATAGTACGATCAAATGGCGAATTAAGAAAAGAAAATGTTACTTATGAAGATATTGAATCAATAAATGAAATCATTGAAAAGATTAAGAAGGAATATAAAGTGGCGAATGTAAGTCGTACTTTAGTTTCGAAAATACTATTAGGTACTTTAGGTTGTATACCAGCACTAGATCGATTTTTTTGTGATGGATGGAAAATTTGTGAAGAGACAAAAGGGTTTTCTATAAATCTACAAAATATCATATCCTTTGCAGATAAACATAAAATTGAAATAGAGGAATGTAGAAATTGTATAAAAAGCAATGTCATTTATCCCCCAATGAAAATTGTGGATATGTACTTTTGGCAAATAGGGTATGATGAGTATTTTAAAAAGAAAAATATAAAATAGTATATAGGTGGGTGTATTATAATACCTATCTTTGTCACACCGGTATTAATGGCAACCATGGTTAAAGTTAAAGCGTTCAGAATAGTAATATTCGGGTGTTCTTTTTGTGTTTTTCTTTTTCAAAATACATAACATCTCAAATAATTCCCTACATTTGGGAAATCCTTAAAAGTAATCACTATGGCAATAGATTCATCACCCTCGCAGGTTACGACCAATGCGTTGCAATCACTTCCTTTCGATAATATTATCGGAGGCCTCTTGGAAGCATGTATAGAGATTCAATCGGAACAAGCGAAAGCTGTAACCAAGTTCATGAAAGAGGTTGGGCTTGATCCAGATAAAGAGGCGGAAGAGAAAGAGTAGTTAAATCCTTAAATTGATTGATCATGAAAGCGGAGAGACAACAGAAAGAGTGTACTTCACGGGTATTGCAACCGTCAAAAGGTGGAGGAGGGCATATTGTTGATAATAGAGCTTTGGTCGCAAAGCAAGCCAATGTGATTTATTCCATCCAAAAGAAAGAGGACAGATTTGGATCTTTGGATAATTTAACTATAAGTTCCAAAGATGGATATTCAAATAACATCAAAAATCAAAGAACGGGTATAGGGGCGGTTCTTCAGCGGGAGGTTGAAGAATACGAAGGAATACCAGAAGAGGCGGAATCAAAAACCGCCATTATAAATGATATTGTAAACGCAGCAGGTAACGATAATGCTAATATATTGGATAATATATGCCCAGATGATGGTCTTAGAGGCAGAATTATAGATGCTGCGAATGGATTAGGGAACCAAGATTGTGCTGGTGTTTCAAATGCAGGACATGTAATATACGTTGAACATAGCATATTTAACAGGATTGAGGGAAGCACAAATGGCCTAACTGAAATTGATGACAGAACAAATGCACATTCAGAGGTTCATCATTATAACAATAATAATAACATTGATAATGTATGGACAAGCCAAGATAATTGTGTCTTTTGTAGCGGCTTTTTATCTAATGCAGGAAAAGGTCATCAAAATTTGAGAGAATCACTTTACCCACAATCGTGGACTCATCCAGATGGTTGGAGGATTATCCGTTCAAGAACGTTGCCACACTGGTATATCACAAAAGATGGTAAAAATGCAAATTACAAATTAGTAACTGGGGGGATGTAAAGTATATTATCATGCGCTGTTCTCTCTTAGGCTCGTCGGTCGGGTATCGGCATACATAGTTAAGGTTGAACGTCCACCATTCCATATATACGGTGGACGTTCTTTGTTATTATATCTGCCAAGGGTTCAAGTATGGGTCATATGATTTCTGGAAGGTCGCTATGCCCCAATCAACGGAAGGTTTTCCTGTCTCATCTACTTTTCTTGGAATCATAGGGTTTATCTTCAGTCTATTTGCATCCCTTAGCCAAGCCATAGAGGTCTCATAATCGTTTGACCGAGTAATGGATACATTATTGGGAGAAATGTTCTTGGTAAGCTCGTAAAGGACCAATCTAACCATATGCTTCTTGATATTCTTATGTCTGGGATCTTCCAGCACCAAATTCTTTCCTATCTCTGGGATGTCGCTATTCACGTTCAATGCTGGATAGAATACTTTCCCATCGTAGACCACGAACTCATGTGGCGATAACTCATATTCATTATAATTAGGATCATACGGCAGTATCTCTCCCCAACATTGAGGTAACAAGTCTGGCGATATTGTCTCATCGTAATCAGCCAGCTCATACAGTTGATAGAACTTTCCATTATAGCTTACCGGATCGTATAGCTGGAATGGGGTAGGAGTCCATTCCGATGGTTCTATCCTTTCCCAGCACCTAGATAATGGAATCCTGATATTGCCAAACTCATAGCCATTCTCCTCCAAACATTCGAAAACTATCCCATTGTAACAAACTAAATCTCCCGGTCGATAGGTCATTAGTTGGGAATAAGGATCAGCGTTGATAAGTTCTTGGATCTCGATTGACTCTTCCCAATAAATTTTGTCGGTGGGAACCTTATAACCACTGATGGAGCGGATCACCTTGTAGACATTATCCTCGTACTGGATATATGCGCCTACAGGGTAGTTGATCCTTCTATCGTACTTCCTTATAGCCTTGCCTTTCATTAGCTCGTTCTCTATCTCATAATTCTCCACTAGATTCTCCAATATAGACATCTCTGCGGATTCCTCAGCTTTGATGAATTTATGCTCGTTTCCCGGTTGAATCATTTGATCTAGGGCCTCCTTGGTGATTATCTCTAAATAATCATTATCCAATAAAAATCTGTTGTTTTCCATTTAATAACTGAATTGCGGTTTAATTGTTGATGTTGTTAATACGGTTCCGGATTGTCCTCCTCGTTGATATTTGAGCCAGCTTTTTGATAGGAAGGTGCAGAGGACATAGTCTGCGACATCTGTGCAATTATGAACCAATATACCATTCGCAAAAAATTCATGCAGATCTTCTACCGTAATGTCATAGACTTTATCTATAATCCTTTCATTTGATTTCCTTACAAAGAGTTTCTTTTTTTCTTTGATATAATATTCTTGCGTTGATTCTGTTCTTACATCTTCTTGAACAATATTTGACTTTAATCTTACATCTTGTAGTAAACTCCTTTCCACACCCTTCACATATAATTGTTCTTTCTTCTCCGAATAATGCTTTTTGAGCATGTTCTCTATGCCATTTTCTTCCTTCTTCCGATTTGTGCCATTCTGATGCCTTATAGCTGTTTTCAAGAAGGGTTTTAATAGCGATTTCTTTAAGCCTTTCCGATTTATGAATTTGATGATCTGATAGATGAGTTGATCTTTCTTTGCATTCAAGGTTCGATATGTCATTATTGGAAAAATTCCCATCAATATGGTGGATATGGAACCCCTTTGGGACATTTCCATTATATTTTTCCCAAACATATCTATGAAGGTATGTTTTTGTGTTTTTTCCATTGATATCGACCCATCCTCTGTAATATCTTCTGTCAGACTCTTGCTTGGCTTGTTTGTATCTATGAAATTTGTATCCATCATATATGATGGTTTCTCTGTCTTCTCGCATGTTATAAATGTTTTTTGTGTTATCTTATCTATTTCTGTAAAGCCATCCTCTATTGTATAGAAAGGATGGTCTGGAGTGCAAGTAATATTTGTATCCCCTATGGAGTAATCCTTAACCATTACGTTCTTCCCTGTTACCCCTGAGAAAGTTACTTTCTTGTATCCTTCTCTTGTCAATACGTAATCGCCAACATTTACATTTTCTATAGGTATTTTTCCCTTCTTAGTGGTTATCATCGTTCCAGCGGCGAAACAGTGACCATATTTCTCATATCTGACCTTTGTCTTTGGATCAGTGACCTTCTGCTTGTTCTTCGTCCCATCCTCATTTCTGATCTGATAGACCAAATCCTCAGTCAATTTCCTGCATCTTAGGTCAATATAAATATTCCACCCATCCAGACCATCGAATAACTCATTGATCCAATCAACACGGTTCTTCTGAGGTGGTTGCTTGGCTAATATGTTCTGTTTTGGTCTTAATATGGTGTTATTCATGCAAGACTGGATAATGGTGAAATTGTTTACGCCATCCTCAGTTTGTGTGTTTCTGGCCAATCCAGCGGGGTCTCCCGTCAATACCACTCCTCCGATATGTTTTGATTCCAATAACTTATCCTTTACGTACTGGGCAAACTTAGGGGTATTGTTAAGTTTCTCCTCTGGTCTCCCAAGAAATTCCTCCAAGAAATACACGTTCTTATTCTCCCAATCAATTTGTACGGCCTCGCATGTCATGTGCGGAAATACGTTGAAGTCGAATCCTAGGATCAATGGTTTCATCGGATCATATACATTTTCTTTCAAGCTCTGGATCAAATGCTTGTCACCAGAGAAACTTTTGTATAACGCCATTTCATTAGCCTCAACGAAATCCCAGTTTCCATATAGAAGGCGTTCCCTTGTAGCGTTATCCTTGATCTTATTCAGCGAAGACTCGTATATCTGTCGGAAACTCTCATCCGGATTATCGAATATAGAGAACCTAATAAATACCTCGCCATCCCTGCACTTCACAGGATTGCCATCATTGTCCTGTACGAACCTATCTCGCAGCCAACATGCCGCCGGATTACAAGACAAGAACATCTTGGGTGTCTTGAATGTCTCCGATGTTTTCCAACGAATACGGGAGAACATCACGTCTGCCGCCCTTTCTGAAATCTCGGATGCCTCGTCAACGAAAACCAAGGTAGCCTCCATAGAACCAAAACGGGAAAAATCCAAGTCCGCTGGAAGATCGGCCATCTCCTTCATCATGATAACAGACTCGTTCCAGAAAGTTATCGTTCCCTCTATATTATTTATGCAGAAATTCTCATCCTCTTTTAATCCCCATTCCTTCATTACTTTCTTAATGGTAACAAACGTTGATTCCTTCAGAGACTTGATAGTCTTACGTGCTACCACGGCTCGTATATTGGGGAACCTCATGCAACTGCTCACCAGCCATGCGCTACCAACATATGAGTTAT